CCCAAACCTGCCAATAATCCACCGCCAACCGCAAGAGTTCCCTTTCCAATTGTTCTTGCAGCTCCACCTACAGCCTTTCCAGCTGTTGAAAAACCTCTACCTAATAAAGAGCCTAAAGCTATAGCCATCAGCTATTTCCTTGCTGTTGATCAACCTTTTTCAAATACTCCAACAACATATCAACATAAATATCTCTTTCAAATGGAATCATACCTTCTATTTCTGTTAAAGAGTATTTATGATGCTGGACTAAAGCGAAATTGGTTTTGTAGTAATTTAGCAAATCGCCATAGCCTAAAGCAACGTAAAAAAATCTTCTAACGTGGACAACACAAATTTCTTTTCGTTCCCCAAAGAGTTTTTATATTTTATAATATACTCCATCTTGGGAGCAGAATCGAAAAACGTTTTAATCTTTTCAAAGTTTTTAGGAGAGAATCCTTCAATAAAATCGCTTATTTCTTCTTCAGAATAAGATTTAGGATCATATACCTCTTCTTCATCGTAGATTGACTTGATGCACTGTTTTAAATAAAAAATCAAAAGGTCGTACTCATTATTGATGTTTTCTTGAAAGTTCTCAATAATCTTAAAAGTTGGGTATTCTAAGATAATCCCAACCTTTTCTGATATCTTGATATCATTAACAGGTTTTTTCTTTGGTTTGATAATCTTGACTTCTGAAACATCAATTTGGAATTTATAAGGTTTTTCATCTTCATCATCAATCAGTTGAAAATCAATAATGTTGTTTACTGATACGCCTCTTAGTTGAAGAAATACGTATTCTGCATCTGATATGCTCATCTCATCAACATTAAAAGTGTCATCAACACAACAATTGTTGATTACCTGTCTGATCGCCTTTGCAATTTCCTTTCGGCTTTTAGATTGTTGTGCCGTGAATAGAATTTTTTCTTCTTTAACCAGAAATGGTCTGAAGTTTACCTTTTTCCCAGAAGAAGGTATTTCAAAATCAAATATGGGTTGCGATATTTTTGGTAGTGACATAATGACAATCCTTTTATATGGTTACACTTCATTTCTATTTAAAATTACATCCGGATTAAATCTTGAAACTGGATCCAAGTTTAATATACTTTTTGCTTCTCTGGATTCAACACTTTCGGTTTGTGATCCTTTATCATAAAACTCTTTGGTAGAATGAACAAATTGCATAGATATTGATAATCTAATAAGATCATTTTGGGCTGGCCAACTGACGTCATATTCTGAAATTGTCAGGGGGAAACATTCAAAGGCTTTAGTTTCGAAAACCAACTCATTAGATTCGTTATAAACAAATATCGACAGAACTGGACAAATATATTCGCTTTTGTAGTTAACCAGATATGCGTTTTTCTGAGGCTGTTCATATATGGGTTTGTCTATGTTATGGTCGACCATTAAATTCGCCCAATCATTAAAAAATTTAATGATTTTTGCGGAACGATCTACAAGAAAAACCATCCTCATTGGGTTGAATGATGGTAGATATGGTTTCTTCTCTATTTGTCCATATCCATATCTTTTCAAATCTTGGGTGAAAAAGTTTTGGCCAGGAACTGTAACTGTCTCACATCTCAGAGTCATGAAATGTGTATTGTTTTGATAGAGCGAAGCAAACTCCCCTTCTCTGAACGCTTTCGGTAGAGAAATAACACAGATAAACTTATTGTTTTGCAAAACTCCATTTTTATTAATTTCGGATCTAAACTCAGATATGTCGAATCTTCTTTTAGACTGCACAACAACTCTATCCCCCGTATCAACGGCTGGAGTTTGTTGTTCTGGTTGTGTATCTTCTGACATTTATTTCTGTGTCCTTAATTTTCTGCGACTGTCAGCCCAAACATTTTGTTTGCTGCTCTTGACGAATCTCTCTAGTGGTAAGAACAATGCGATATCCCACTCCTCTGGTTTGACGTACATGAATTTAGACTTTACGTGGCCGTTCAAGTATCTCTTCACACATGGTTTAAAAAATCTTAATTTTGCGGCTCTTTGTAATAAAGAATAATTCATTTTTAATTTAGTGGTTTCGTCATATTTGCTATTATTTGCATATTCATATAAACCGTCCATTAATTTGGCTCTGAGCTCATAGGGAAGATAATGCAAATTGATACCATAAAACCCATCGACGGTTTTCTTAAAAGGAAAGATCATAGGAAAGACATCATAATATGGCAATTTCTCAGCTGTTTTGGGATCGTAGAAAAACATATACATGCTTCCTATAATAGGAGTAGAAACCAATCTGTTTCTATCTGCTTTGAAGAAACTCAGCTCGTTTATGTTTCGAATTTTCTTGGCTGTTTCCCTGTACCAAGCTCGAGCTTGCTGTGTTCTGGCAGGAAATTGGCCAGAAGTAAGTCCTCTTCTGATAATTTCCTCAAAAATAGTTGTTGCCATACTGCTCCTCGCGCATTAGAACTTTATATTTAGTTGTTTCTCTCCAATCACCAAAAACTTCCAGCCTTTTATCTCACAGTATTTTTTGGCAGCTTTCCACTTAGCTTCGTTTATCCCCCAAGTGAAAACCTCTTTGATATAAGCTCTTGTTGCAGTTTTGCCTTCTTTTAGTGGAGGTGGAGGTTTTTGTTGACTTTCGGGTTTAATCTCGATAAGATAGGTTTCTACAATATCTTTCTTTTTGACTTTTATCAAAAAATCGACGAAATATCTGTGTATGCGATTGTCTTTTGGTGATGTATAAGGTATGATAGTTTCTTCTGAAGACCACTCTATGATATTGGGCGTCGAATCACAGTACATCATGAATTTCAATTCATAACTTGAACGATAAATAATATCGCTGACGTTTCCTCTGTATTTTTGTGGATTATTGGGCCTAAATCTGCCCTTCATTGTTCTCATGTACAACTCTCGGTATCTGTTTCAGATTTATTTATTTGATATAAATACAATTAATAATAAACGGACAGGGAACTCGCATGGCGCTACTGGTCAATCTATCTAACCCCCTATCAAAAATATCAGGAAACAACCTACCTTCTTTTGTTGAGCGTCTTGTTTCCTCTGGAATCGCGCAAATTAATTCCGAGCCACCTGTTCAAGAAAAAAATATCGCAACTTCTCAGGAAATTGATGATCTTAGAGGACTTCAGTATTATACTTATTCTGCAGAAATTGACAGGGCTTTAGACGTTGAAGGCGCAAAAGATACAGAAACTGGATACGAAAATCTTGCGTATCCATCAGATCTTAATAAATTTTACATGAGAATGGACTTTAAAAAATATCAAAGACCTTCTCCAACTCTTCCAGCGACCATAAACACATTACACTCAGTTTGTTTTCCTATTCCAACAGACCTGAGCGACAATTATAGAATAGATTATAGCGACTTTGATGCAGAAATCGCTGGCGCTATTATGAACTCTTTACAAAACACTAACCAGGGAATTACAGCATCAGCTGCAATCCAACCGCTTTTAAGATTTATCAGCGGAAGCACAATTGGTAGAAATTTCGTAAACATAGGCGCACAGACTTTGGCTGCAGCCTTGAATCCCAATAAATCAATTATTTTCAATTCTCCGCAATTTAAAAATTATTCATTTTCTTGGACATTCGCGCCTAACAACGCAGAAGAATCTGAGACATTGAGAAAAATTATCAAAAAAATTAAAGCTTCTTCTTTGCCAACATACTCTGTATCAACTAACGCAAATGGCGATCTGGCAAAAGATTATAACGTTTTTAATTACCCAAATATGGTTAAAGTTTCTCTGTATCCTTGGGCTTCGCAAGAAGAAACAACCAGAGATATGTTTCAGACAAAACATTGTGTTATAGATTCTATAAGCGTAAATTATTCTCCTGAAAATAACATTTCTTTTTTCAATGGCGAAAAAAATGCTCCGACATTCATAGCTTTGACACTAAATCTGATAGAAATTGAACTGTTTACTGGCGAAGATTTCGGAAGAGAAGGAGAAAAAGTCGATCTCAACAGAATTATTGATATTACAAAAATGGGTCAAGATAATCAAATTCAGATTTCTGAAGAAAATATTGATCCTTTTGTCCCCGCCAATACCGCCAACACTGCTAACACCTCCAGCGTAGTTTCTTCTAACGCAACGGCGCCAATTA